AAAGGAACACCGTCACCAATCGCATCAATCATATCCAACACCTGAACTTTGGACTTTTCAGATGCGTAGTGTGAGTTATATGTACTCACAATGTAGTCATTTACTGCCTTTAGAGTTTCACCTTCACCAAACTTCCAGAAGTGATCTGAGTTTGGTTGAGATTTTACCTCATAAGAAGTGGGAATAGTATGAGAATTTAAAGAAAGAACATCTGGTGATGCATATGGATTTCCAGTCAAACTAAATCCATCATCTTCCCAGTAGTTATTATAGTTAAAAGAAATGTGATCCTCTCCCATACCACCAAGAAGATGACTTCCGGTAATAGAAGATCCAGCTGCTACTGCTGAATAACCTTCGGGAAGAAGACTTTTATAATCGGTTTCAAAATTTTCCTTTTTATCTGGTATCTCTGACATAATTTTTTTCAAGTTTTACTCTTCATACTCTATCAAATTTATGCAAAAAAGTCAAGGTGCAATCTTTGAAAATCCTTTAATTTTTTCAAACCGAATAATTTTATCAAACTTATCAATTAATTCATCTGTCTTATGTGAAATTACAAATACATTTGCATCTTTGATTATATACTTAATGATTTTAGTGAAATATTCAGTTCCCATATTATCCAAAGAACTATCAAAAACTTCATCTAAAATAAGCAAATTTGTGTTTATTGAATTTTTCATTCTTGCAATCTCTCTCCAAGTAAAAAGAATTGCGAGATTAATTCTCATTTTTTCACCTTCACTAAAACTTTCATAAGTGAAATCTTCGTGTATTGGAGATTTAATATTTTCTTTAAACTCTTCATCAAGTGTAAAGTTAATATAAAAATCCATTATCTGCAAATACTTATTGATTTGCTTATTCATTAAAGGAAGGTACTTTTGAATAATTTTAGTTTTAACACCTCCATCTTTCATTAGTATTTGTGCGAAATCAAAATAGTTAATTGTTTCTTTATATTTTGATTTCTTTTTAAAATTATCAACTTGTTGTTTTTCAAGTTTTTCTAATTTTTGTTGTTCATTATTTCTATTTTTAAATTGTTCGGTAATTGTTTGAATTTCATATTCAAGTTCTTGGACCTGTTTTTGGTTAAATGATATTCTAGTATTGTTTTGAGAAATCTCATTGTTTAATTTTGTAATCTCCTTAGAAAGAATAATAAATTGACGTTCTCGTTCTTCTTCGTTTTTGATAGTACATTCGAGATCTTGATATCCCGATTGTAACTCTTTTGCTTTATTTTGAACGTCTGTAATTTTATTTACACGAAATGCTTCGTCAATTGTTTGTGTACAAGTTGGGCAAACCGTATTTTCATTAAAAAATTTATGCTCTTTGGTAATTATAGATACCTTTTCTGATAGTTTTCCTTTTAAGTTATCAAGTTTTTTTAATCTATCAGTTGCACCAGAAACTTCTTCTTGCTCTTTAATATATTTAAATACATCTTCTTCAAGAAAAGAATTTTGACGAATATAAACATCAAGTTCATTTAACAAATTAACAATCTTTTCTTGGTTAGCAGTTATTTTGTCATTTCCTCTTTTTTCCAACTCTTCAATAAACTCTGTTTGCATTAGAATTTTTTCTTGAATTGTTTTTTCGAATATATCAAATTCTTTAATTTTTTCATTTGAACTTCTTATCTTTTCTTTAAGAATAGAATTCATCGCAGAAAATATTTTAATATCTAATAAATCTTCCACAACTTCACGACGATTAGCCGTAGAAAGTTGCATAAAAGGAACAAAAGAAGCACTACCAAGAATTACGATTTGTGTAAATGATTTATAATTAAGTTTTAGTATTATATCTTCAAGGTGCTTTTGTTGATCTGTTGATGCTGCTGCTTGATTTTGCAATTCCCCATTTATCCAAATTTCAAAAATATTTGGTTTAATGCCTCTTATAATTTTATATTCTTTATTTCCAATACTAAATTCAACTTCAACCAAGCATTCTTTTTCATTTGTAGAATTGACTAGTTGGTTTTTATTAATTTTACGAAATGCTTTATTGAATAAACCAAAGCACAAAGCATCAAGCATTGTACTTTTGCCAGAACCATTATGTCCAATAATTAAAGTAGTTATTTCTCCTGTAAGATTAATTTCAGTAGGGGTATTACCTGATGATAAAAAATTACGATAAGCTATTCGTTTGAATAAGATCATTTTGTCTTGGGGGTATTACAATTTCATTTGAATTAATTATAACATAATGATATCCATACATTTCACAAGTACGTATTGCAACTTCGTCTTCTACTTCAACCACTGACATTATAGGATAGTCTTCTGCTTCTAGCAATCCAGCATAACGTTTGGCGTCATCTTCATCTTCAAAAATATATAATGCCTTTTCGCCATCATCATCTATTACTGCATAAGCGCCTTCATCCTCATTTTCCTTAATTGCCAGTATATACATTATTCTATCTCTAATGCTTCTTTATATACATCTCTAAGTAATTTTTTTACAATCATTTTGTCTAAATTAAATTCTGCTTCTTCTACGTATTTATCCAAAATGGATAATGTATCTTCTGCTGATATTTCTTCACAATCCACATCTCCATCATTAACATCAATAATTTCAACAATTTTTAAATCAAGTGGATTTGCTTTTAATATTTTATCGATAAACTTATCGAACTTTAATTGATTTGATTTTTGACGAACAACAACTTTTACAATTTTTTCTTCCAAATATGATGTATTAAATTTTTTATAATCATTATCTTCATAATATACTCTCTCAAACATATTATATGGATTTTTAAAATATTCCAATTCGTATGTATCAGTATCAAAAATATGGAAACCTCTAGTATCGTCTACATCATTCCAAAACATTTGATATGGATTTCCAAGATAATATATTTTACCATCATCACTTTTGGTGTGATAATGACCCGAATATACTCTATCAAATTTTTTAAATATACTTGCATCCATCCCTTCTTTCATAATATGCCCAGGATAAGCTACAAATCCAGATAATTCTAAATGTGAAAATACAACCTTTGCTTGTGTATTTTTCAATAGATAATCGGTTTTTTCTCGATTATCCGTGCAAATCCAAGGAAGCATTAAAGTATCTAAACCATCAATGCAAAATTCCTTTGGGCTTGATATTGGTATTACATTATCATACTCTTGTAATAATAAATCTATTGCATTGATTATTGTTGAATTACGAAAAAAAATATCGTGATTACCGACAAGCATATAAACTTCATACTTCCTAAGAGGTTCTAGAACAACTCTTCTGGTCCAATCCAATCCCCAAAAATCAATACCTTTACGATTATCAAAAGCATCACCCATATGGATAACAGTTTTTATTCCACGTTCTTCAATAGTAGGAAAAAATACATTTTTATAGAATAACTCAAAGTAATCGTGAAAATGTTTGGAACCTTTTTTTACACCCCAATGGGTGTCTGTAATGATAGCTATTTTCATAGTTTTATTCCAAATAATACCAATCGGAATATTGCTCCAATCTACATCTGCGACGAATATTAGTAGGAGTTATACCAACAACTTTACTTGCTTCAACTGCATTTTCATATATTACACCGCAACAAAAAACTTTTTGGATAATTCTCTGTCTTCCTAAATCCCAATTTTTTTTAACAATATCACTCATTTTCTGCTTCCATTCATCAGTTTTTTGTGTTTTTGCCATATTAACAAATCTTTCATAATTACCCAACATTTTATCTGATGGATTTTTCCATTTTTCTTTTAGTTCTTTGGATTTTGTTTTCTTATTTCTTTCAATTAATTCCTCTCTTCTTTCTAATGCCTTTTGGCTGTTTTGCTCCCAATAATTTTTAGTAATCTTACTTATTTTTTTCTTTGTTTCATCTGTTCTCGGAATAGAAACCCACCCAGTAGTTGCTACAGATTTATTAAAATATTCTTTACTATTTTTGACATTTAATTCTATGTGAATTTTTTTTTCTTCCTCAACTAATTGCTTTGGTGATATTTTATCATATTCTGACATTATTTCAAAATAAAAATTATCTTTATTATTTTTTATTTCCTCCTTCCACCAGTTGCAAATATCAAGTTCTCCACTATACCAATCTTTTTGTTTAGAAGATGGAGATCCAAAATATTTTTTATCGTAATTGTATTTTGAACCAACATAGTAATAGGGTGGAGTTTGATTTTGTAGATGAGGAAGATAAGTTATTCTATACAGAATATTCATTTTATTTTTTTATTACCACGATACTATTTATAAGAATAATGAGTGTCTGTTATTAAACCAAGTTTCATTGATGCAACTTAATATGTACGTTGTCTTTAATTGTATTATAATCTGAATTGATGCCACCTTCATCAGATGTAAATACCTCTTCAAATCCACTACGTTCAATAATCTTATCTTTAATTTCCATTTGTCTTTTTTCTCTTTGTATTCTACGAAGAAAAGCATAATAAACAATTTGCGTAAAATAAGCAAATGGATTTGTACGCTCTATATCAAATCTATCAATATATTGAACACAATTTTCAACACCATCACTTATCATATCTTCACGAAACATATAATTTACAAAGTTAGGACGATATGATAGATGAGTAGCAATTTTTAAAAAACACTCACCCAAATAGTTTGAAATTCTTGGTAGTGGTGTTCCATTTTCTTTTGCAACATCTATTCTCATATTGTATGCAACTAATGCATCGTGAAAATCTTTATTATTTACATAATGTGGATTTTTCTTTACTTTATTCATTTTTTGAATTTGATTTGTTCTTATTATAACATAACAATCAAGAACTTGACAACCTTTTCAAACCACACTAAAATAACTCTGTGGGGTTTGAAGAATGGGTTTATCTAAGTTTTACTATTAGATTTATAAATCTTTTCTAAGGATACTCTAGCATCAGCAATAGATGACACATATCCCATATTTACACTTAACTCTGATTTATTTGATACTCTGTTTTTTTCTTTAACATACTTATGATAAATCTTAATTATAGATTTATCATTTACTTCTGTCATCGTAATTATTTTATCCATATCTACAATAAACATTGTATCATCAGTAAGTTTCATCCAAGGAACTACTTTAAGTGCTGTCATTCCAAACTGACGAATTGTGATAGTTTCCATTACTACTGGATTATCAAGAATTAAAATAGTTCTATCTTTTTCTTCACAAGGACATACCTTAGAAAATACTTCTTCACCTGATATCATTTTAATTGCCGCATAAAATTCTTCTTCGTACATTACTTTTTTTCCTTAAATTCTATTTGTATAATTTCGTAATTGAATTTTTCTTCATTATAAATCTTAATTCTTTCAATCAAATGATTTAATGTATAATTCTTTTTTGATTTGTAAGTACAATCATCTGCAATATCATACAATACTGCTTGTGATTTATCATCTCCTTTACGAAGAACTCTTCCAATACTTTGAAGATTTCTTATTCTTGATTTTGATGGTGAAGCAAAAATTACATTGTGTAGATTTTTAATGTTAATTCCAGTAGAAAATGTACCATATGATGCAACAATAATTGCATCTTTTTCTTTTTCAGTAATTTCTCTTACCCTTTCTCTTTCCTCTACATCTACTCCGCCATAGACAAAAAATATTTTTCTATCTTTTGACGCTGAACTATTTATAAGTTCGTAAAGTGGTTGCCCGTGACTCTCTACACGATTAAAAAGAACTAAGCTATTTCCATTTAAATCTAAAACAAGATTTTTGATAAAGTTATTTCTCTTTTCGTGAGTAATTAAGTATTGTATTTCTTCTTCATATTCATTAAATTTATGTTGATCGTGTTTTAAAAGAAGAACCTTAATATTTAATTTAGATAAATGACCTTTGTCAATTAGTTCTTTTGTTTGTGTGACTTTATAAGAAGGTCCAAATAATCCTTCAAGCACCCACTTATGCGTTTGTGACCCATCCAAGGTGCCTGTAAATCCATAACGATACTTTGTATTGTCCAATTTCGTCATAATCCCTACAAGCGATTTTGACTTGAATAGGTGTGCTTCATCTCCAATCACTACACCAAAATCATCAAAGAATTTTCTGGGAAGATTATAAACGGACTGCCAAGTTGTGATGATTACATTTTTATCTGTATCTTTTTCTTTTCCGGAATAAATTTTGTGACAATAATCTTCGGCATTCCAACCATAATCTTCAAAGTCCTTATACATTTGTTCTACTAATGATGTAGTAGGAACTACTACAAGTATTTTTTCATTCTTATCTGTAAAATATCTTACAATAGAATATATCATTAAAGATTTGCCAGAAGCAGTTGGAGAAATCAAAAGTTTACGATTGTATTTTAAAGCATCATAAACAGAATTAATTTGATAATCTCTTGGTTCGTGTCTAGATATTTTTTTCATATAATCAGTCACACCTTCGTGTGAAATCATTTCATTCTCTTCAAATGGATCTCCATAAAATTTATTATGCTTAAATTCAATATTATACTCAGCATTTTTTGCCCAAGATAATATTTTATCTAAAAGACCAACATAAATTGTATTATTTCTAGTATCGAATAAATGAATTTCACCATTCCAGCATTTATTACGATACTGGGGCATAAATTTTGCTCCCGGTACATCAAATTTAAAAGCATCCGTTAATTCATAACGTATGTGTTCATCACTACACAAAAGTTCTAAATATACTTCATTTTTCTTTTGGACGATAATGGTTCCGTTATAGGTATTTTGACGCTTTGTATTTTCCATTATATATTCTATTCGTGAGTTTTTTATCTGAGAATGAACGATTTTCTTTGATGTATCTAATTGCAGTATTTCTTCCTATATTGTATTTATCTACTGCCCATCTAGCAGCTTCATTTATACTTTTAAATTTTATTCCTTCAACTTCAATTTCTATTTTTTGACTATTAGTTTCTAATTTTTTATTTGATATTTTTATTTTTTTCTCTTTGGTTTGATTTTTCCATCCATCCTTTATTTTTTTGCTTCTCCATTTTTTATGTTCTTCACTTTCCCTTTTCCCAAGCGTAGATAATCTACATTTTGATTTTGTATCTTCGGTATGCTTATATCCTAATGTCCCCTCACCACCCAGAGTAGCATTATATTCTGGTTTAAATTCTTTTATTAATCTTGGTTCTTCTACATTTAATAAAAATATTTCTTCTCCTTCCAATATAATTTCAAAAGAAAAATTTTCTTCACCATATTTTCTTATTGCTTTAATGATCGGTTGATTATTTTTCTTTTTTGAACGAGCAGTTGATAGGTGTTGATTGAATCTCCATTTTGGATTTTTTTGACTTGTAAATCCTATATAAAATTTTTGATTTAAATTATTTGTTATTTTGTATATAACAGACATAAAACATATTCCCATCCCATATTATTTATATTATTTTACTTTTAATTGGTTCCAGAAATAAATTTGAGAAATTCAATACTATTTTTAATTTGATAAGTTCTATTTAATATTGTTTTAAGAATACTATCCAAATAATTTAACATTGTTTGGTAATATTCTATTTTAGATATGGATTTTAAAATTTCTTCATCTGCATCCATATACTTATCTATATCTTGTCTTAATACCTTATAATCAAATGGATGTTCTCTATAAACTTCTGGTTCTGCTTTTCCTGAAAAATACATCCATTTATTTTTTTTAATTATCTTGAATTTATTTTCTTCTAATTTTTTCAAAAGAAGAATATTATTGTAAATCTTATAATATTTTGCGTGAAGTGAAGGTATTTTAATTGATTCTGTGTGTAAATTATCTGGATCTATTTTTGAGTCTTCTTCCCATAATGCTTGTATTTCGTCAAGATTCATAACTATAAAACAACTATATCATATATAGAATACTTAAAACTGACCTCTGCTACGACATAATTAATATCTGTGGATTTTGAATCAAATTTAATCGTAGATAAACTTACAGGAAACATATCTTTAAAATGAATATCAACAATTGGATTAAAGTTGCTATTGTAAATTTTTAATGTTGCATCTGAATACTCATTAAATGAATTTTTTGTAGATGTATTTGGAAAATACTCATCTTTTGCTTTTAAATCTATAAATTCTTGAATACTATTTGGATATCCAAGACCCCTTAACCAATTATGTACTTGAAGATAATTTTCTAAATTTTCATCTACAAAAAATTCTAAAGAAAAATCATCATAAGTTAATTTATCACCAGGAACCGGAATATCTTTAAGATATGTTGGTTGCATTGCAACACCAAGATTGATTCCAGGTACTTGAGCAGAATTAGAAAAAAAATCAACCTTTGGTATTTTTGTAATCGAAAATTTAAATCCAGAGGGAGATAGATAATTACGATTTGATATTTGCTTTGCCCAAGGTGATTGCGACATTTTTATTTGTATTTATTTGTTATTGACATTATATTTATATATAATATAAAATATTAACCTGATATGTTAATGGACTTAGTAAAATATTTAAATGAAAATTGGAGTAAATCTAATTTTATTAAAATATCTCTCAATAAAATAATTAGAAAGGAAATTGAAAAGAAAACATTTTTTTTAAATAATTATTATGATTCAATTCCATTAAGAACTAGAGCATACGTAATTATCAATCAAATTGATGAAAATAAAATACCAAGATGCAAATGTGGATGTGGAGAAGTTTGTGGAATTGATCGAACATATACTGAAAATGGATTTAGGATTTACTCAAGTTCAGATTGTTCCCGAAAAGATAAAACTATTGATAAATCTATTATTATAAAATTGGAAAATTATGAATGGATTTATAATCAACGTATTAATGAAAAAAAATCAATAGAACAAATTTCCCAAGAATTAAATATATCTACAATTACTGTTGTTAAATATCTTGAGAAACATAATCTACAAGGATTAATTGATTCTAGAAGAAGAAATTCTCACAGTATAAGTATTTTAAGTGATAAAATAAAACTTGAAGAATTGTATAATACTGGATTGACTTGTGATGAAATTGGTGAAAAAATAGGAGTTACAAAATCGACAGTATCGAGATGGTTAAGAATTTATAATATAGAAACAAGAGAACCCAATTCTTATGTAAGAAAGATTAATAAAGTAAGTAAAGAAGAAAACACTTTATATGAATATATAAAATCCATCTATAGTGGAGATGTTATTCAATCAAATCGTTCTGTTTTAAATGGTAAAGAGTTAGATATTTACTTGCCAGAATATAAAATTGCAATTGAATATAATGGTCTTTATTCTCATCAATATAGACCAAATGAATCTAAAGAATCTTTGATTAAAGGAACATCTTATCACTTGAATAAGACCTTAATGTGCGAACAGCAAGGAATACAACTTCTTCAGTTTTATAGTGATGAGTGGTTATATAAACAAGATATTGTTAAATCCGTCATATCAAGTAAATTGAATTTAAATCAAAAAATATATGCAAGAAAATGTAAAAAAATTTTTGTAGATGTTTATCAAAAAAATCAGTTTTTAAACAAAAATCATATTCAAGGTGAAGATAAAAGTAAAATTAAAATTGGACTTGAATATGAAAATGAACTTGTTTGTGTGATGACTTTTTGTAAATCTAGATTTAATAAAAAATATGAATGGGAACTTTCTAGGTTTTCAAATAAGTTAGGAATAAATGTAATTGGAGGTTTTAGTCGTCTTCTTAATTGGTTCAAAAATGAATACGACGGAAATATTGTATCTTATGCAGATAGAAGATACTCAAACGGAAATGTATATTATAAAAATGGATTCAATAATATTAGAATTAATAGTCCTTCTTATTATTATGTGGATAAGAATTATAATAAAAGATATAATCGTATGATGTTTCAAAAAAAATTAATAGGAGCTTATAATTGTACAGAATATGAAAAAGCAAGAGAACTTGGGTATAATAAAATATTTGATTGTGGAACAATTTGTTTTGGTTTAGAATGATTAATAAAAAAGAGGGGATTTCTCCCCTCTAAGATGTAAATAATGTATAAATTAATTTTTACATTAAATTGTCTACACGCACACGACGGTAGTAACGGTTTGCATTAGCAAGAAGACGACCAGAACCCTGAGTAGTACCCTCAGCGAATGGATTAGCAACCATACCATAACGAGTCTTGAACCCGATTTTTGGCTGGAAGGTGTTCTCGCCAACGGCACGAACCATTTGAAGGGGCACATAAGGACAATAGAAGAGTCCTGCATCATAAGGTGAAGAACCTTTATATCCTACAACGTAGTACTGATTGGCAGATACGTTAGCAGAATATGGATCAATATATACACGATACTTACCTTGAAGAACACCAGCAAAAGTGTTGCCGGTATCATCAACATTCAAGTTTGCATTGAGTGCTGGGGTATAATCAAGAACACCTGCCATTGTGAGTGCCGAAGCAACGTCAGCAGAGCATAGGATCATATTACCCTTTCCTCTACGAGTTCTTTGTGCGATTGCGTTAGCATCACGCTCGATTTGGAATAGGAGTCCTTTGAACTTCTCAACTGACCAACGACCATTGGAGTCGATGTCTAGATCGAAAATACCTGCGGTAGCTGTATTGACAGCAGCACCTTGCTCGGCAATTTTATAAACGGTACGAATAACTTCACGGTTAATTTCGGCAAGAATCTCAGTGGAGAGAATATTTGCCAATTCCGCTTCAGCATTTAGACCGTGAATTGCCTTGAGGTCTTGTGCAAGTTCTAACGAATATTCAGCTTTGAGTGCTCTAGATTTTGCAGTCACAGTTACTTTCTCGATTGAGAAAGCCATTTCGTTAAACTGGTTACCGGCTGCATCTCCAAGTGCTTCGGCAGAAGCAGTACCCATCGCTTGACCAGTAGCATAGCTATTAGTTGCGGCAGTTCCAACTGGATTCAAAAGACCAGGATTGGTTCCTGCAGGGTTTGCTGTAGTACCGAAACCAGCAGCACTATCGGTGAAACCTGAAGTAACATCAAAACCGGAATCTTGACCGGAGAATGAAGTATCTGCTTCATTATAGAGTGCTTCGGTTCCCGACTGATTAGCATAACGTGAACGCATTGCGAAGATAAGTCCAGTAGGACCATTCATTGGTTGTACGCCAGCGAGGTCATAAGCGACCAAGTTGGGCATAGAACGACGAATTAGGCTAATTAGAACTGGGTCGAAACCTGCTACGGGACCGGTTGCAGTAGAAGAACCACTGAAACCAGAAGCACCTGCTGACATTGTTGGTGTTTCGTAGAGGAATTGATTTTCCTCTCTTAAGAATTTTTCTTGGTTTTCTAACAGGACAGCGGTTACCATTTTGCGATGTGAGTCCCTGATTGAATCAAGACCCTCATAGTTAAGTAGTGGTGCCCACTTTTCCTGCAGACGTTCCCCATCGAACATTTGCATTTGTTTTACCTCTTTTTAAGAAATTGTTAGTTTGATTTATAATTTAAAAATCACTTTTTAGAAACTCGGCTCAGAGTCTGAAGATAAGAACCCATTACACCGGAAACTGGTTCGTTGTAATTTGCTTCTTCAGATAACATTTCCGAATAATCTCTTTGAGCACTAGTGTTTCTTGGGAAATAAGATTCCCTTAAAGTTACTAGTTTCTCACGATAGTTTGCTTCACTATCAAACTCAACACTTTCAGATAGGGAAGCGAGTTTATCTTTCTGAGAAGTCGCTAGACCTTCAGAAACATCACTTAAGATTACATCTGCAACCGACTCTGCCAGTCTTTGGTTTAGAGCAACATTTCTTTCGATTTGCTCGTTGAGTTTTGTCTCCATTTCATCAAGTTTGTCTACCATACTCTCAAGAACATCATATCTATCTTCAGGGATTGTTACATAATGATCTTCAAAAAGACTCTTCATTCCAGTAAGGAATGATTCAGTCATTTCAGTCTTGAGACCTTGCTCTACTACAAGAGCATTTTCTTGCAGCCATTCATCGGCAACATACTCAAGATAAGAGTCAACTCTTTCTGCAAGTTGTTCTTTCATAGCATCAACTTCTTCAAGAAGTTGAGATTCATAACGTGTTTCTAATGATTCATAAATTTCTGAAATCTTAGCATTGATTGCTGTTTCAAAAATAAGTTTTGCCTTCTCTCTAAACTCTTCGGAGAGATCTTCACCAGCAAGAAGAGCATCAACATCTTCTTCAATGTTAATGGATTCTTCTACTTTCTTTTTCTTTTTCTTTTTATCTTCTTCTTCGTCATCATCAGTGTCTTCATCTTCGGGATATTCTTCCTCAGACTCTTCATCTTCGGGATCTTCATCATCCTCATATTTTTTAGATGATTCTAGAAGTTCTTCATCTGCTTCAAGTGCTTCAATTGCTTCTTTCATTTTCTGCATTGCTTCTGCAGATTTAGCTCCTTTAGTTACAACATTCTTTACGGACTTAAGTGTTCCGGTAGGAGTGATGAGTTTTGCAGAATCATCATCTGGACGATAGTTTTCTGGAGTAGGTCCTCCAAGATCTTCCCAACTACCAGTTTGACCAGGAGCAATGCCCGTAGTCAACTTTTGCATTGGTTCTGCTGCTTTCGCATTTGCATTTACAGCAGTACGAGATTGAGCGGTGCCTGTTTCCATTTCTTGTAAGTTTTTACCACGGGACATTTGAACTCTCCGATTTACCTATGTTAAATCTATATTTATTTATAATTTAAAGATTTGATAGAAATTCTTGAAACAAATTCACTTTGTGTTCATCAAGAATTTTTTGATCTACAAGAGTATTAATTCTCTTGTATGTTTTTTTTGCTGCCTTTTCTTTTAGAATTCCACCATCCCAACACCATTCTTTACCTTCCATAATTCCCTGAACAAATGCATCAGGTGCAGATGGATCCGCAACAAGATCAGCAGCAGTTGCAAGCATAAAGTCTTCACCAACAACTTTGTGACCTTCATTGGTTTGAAGCAATGAACCAACACCACGAGAAGAAACACCAAGAGTTACACCTTCACCAATCAGTGATTGAGCAATTTTCCCCATTGGTGTAGATAAAAGTTGTGCTCTTCCTTTAAAATTATTTCCTTCACGAACAAGTGAAGTAATCATATGAGAAACACGATCTAAATTCACAGTTGGACCATCAGGATGTCCAAGTTCGCCAAGAGCACGACCTTTTTGAACAAATGTTTCATTATATCTGTTCACTTCACGTTCTAAAATGTGGACTGGATATTCTCTATTGTTGCGATTTTTAACACCACCTTGAAGAAATGTTCCTTCAATAAACATTTTTTTGGAAGCACCGCTTCCTTCGGTGATGAAATTGACTTTTTGTACTTCTTCTGTGATGAGTTTCATTTTTTATGCCTGTGATGCGATTTGGACTTCTGCAATATGTAAATGAGTGTTATTTGTTTCTGTGTATGCTTCAACTTTTACGCATCTAGATACAGTCGCATTCGTAACAGTAATTACGCCAACAACTGAACTAGTGTTTGTATTTACGATCATCGAATTTGCACCTGGATTAATACTAGATACAGTTACGAATGAAGTATTTAATCCGGATGGTTGTGCAGATAAAATACTAATTCTATCTCCAACAATGAAAGGAACTCCTGCATTTTCAGCAAAAGTAATTGTAGTGCTAGTACCAGTTGTAATACCTACTATTTGTTGTCTAGCAACTCTAAATTTTAAAATTTCACTTGTATTTTGTGGTATTAAAAAGCTAGATTCACTATTTGCAATTCCAGTATTAGGACCTTCAATTACGTGAACGTGAGCATTTCCTCCAGATGAAGTCATCCTCAAATAACCAGATTGTAAATTGATTACTCCACTTGTAGCAATTCCACTATTTGGAATTTCTACTGCAGTAATATTTTGTACAATTTTCAAAGACATTAGACTTCTTCCTCATCATCTTCGTATTCGTCATCACCTTCTTCATATGTTTCCGAATCCTCTTCACCAAAAAGACTAGAAGCAACATAAGGTTTTGCATCTTCTACTCTTCCAGCACTTTTTACAAACAGAATATCTTTAATTCTGTCTGCAATTTGTGAAGGAGAATCATCACTAACAATCATATCTACTAAATCGTCCATATTGTTATAATGTGTAATAACTAAGAACTATTTATATCTCTCCGCCTTTCGGCATTTGTACTTCTGTTGCTTTTCCTTGGTTTTCTAAATCTGGTTCCATCATTGGTTGTCCTAAATTCATTTCGTTGGGAGAAGATTGCATCGGCATTCCTGTTGTTGGGTCGATAGGTTGATTAGGGTCTGGGATAATTCCTTCTTTAATTTCTTTTTCAATTTGAGTATCAATTTCTTTCATTTCTCCATCAGATTGCTTTAATACTTTTGATCTGATATATTGTGTTGAAAAGTATTTGCCAATATAAGGTTCCATTGCAGCAACAACACCAAGTTGATCATTGCGAAGTTCATTTTCTTTTAAATCGGAAAAATGATTATCATAAACATAATCATATTGAATATGTTCTCTTAAAACTTCCCAATCTTGTGGTGTAACTATATTTTTTAAAATCAATTGTGTCTTTAACATATCATTAAAAACTTCTGAAAATCTTTTTCTAAGTCTTCCTACAAATCTAGTAAATTTAAGTTCATCTCTTAAAATTTCAGATGAACGACCAAGATTGAAACCACCACCACCAACATCAATTCGGCTTGAAGGTACATTTAATGATTTGTAAAGTTTTTTTTGAAAATATTCAATGTCTGCAAGTTCTCCAAGATTTTGTCCACCAGGCAAAGTGGTTATTTCAGTTCCTCTTCCACCCTCTCTTCGTGGTAACCAGAAATCCTCCAACATAGCCATATATTTGCGATCATCTTTAATCTCTCCTGTGTCTGCATTATAAACTAACTTATTGCGATAACGATTCATCACATCACGAAGATATTGCTCTGCTTTAATTTTTGGAAGATTTCCGACATCAATATAAAATATTCTTCTTTCAGGTGCTCTTGAAAGTCTATAAATCACAAGACTATCCTCAATCATTCTTAATTGATTGAGTGCTTTAATTGCTTTATGAAGATAAGATAAAATAGTTTGCTTATTGCGATCTACAAGACCTGATGTTACATAAGTAATAGCATCTTTTGTGATTTTTACACTTTTTGCATCATTACGGAAAGAAATTGAACCATTAGATCCAATAGAAGAATTTGGATCATAAAGATAATATTCTTCAATTTTTGGTGCTTGATGAATATCTATTGGTTCATTATTTCTACTTAATGGAACTGGAAAATTTGCATTCGGTCCAGTTTGTTCTGCCTTACGAATAAAACGAATTTTAAGTGGATCAATATATCTAATTTCTTGAATTCCGGCAGAAGGATTTTTTAAGTCAATTACTTTATGATAAAAAATCTTTCCATCCACATACCAATTTCTAAAAATTTCGTGTGATTTTCTATCAAAATCCATAATTTCTTTAATGGATTTAAATTCATCACGAATAATTTGTTTTAATTTGTCTGATGCTGGAAGATTTGAAAGTTCAATTTCTACTGGTGAATCATTCAAATCTGATACGATTGCTTCGTTTATTACATCCTCAATTGCACTATCACATTCTGGATGTAAAGCCATCTCACGATATCTTTTTACAAGATCTTGTTCATTCTTATAAACACCTTCAATATCTACATACTGCCCATAAAAACCACTTTGAACATAATAATCAGATTTATCTTCTTCATTAGAAGGAACTGGAGAAATAAGTCTTTTTGACTTATCTACTCCAGTATCTTGTATTTTGAACCCAAACAACTTAGACATCAATAAAATAAAATAGTTTCTACTATTTATGGTTTTGGTGTTGGTGTTGTTTGTTTAGATGTACCAAGTTGAGAAGCACCAGTACTATCAAGAGCATCCCACCACTGAACTTGCAAATCTACTGTAAATTCTTCAATAGAATCAGAAGAATCATAAGAAACATCAATTGCACTTACAGAAGTTGGAAATACTCCATAAAACTTATATTGTTTTAATATAGGTATTTTGGTATCAGTTGTTGGAGTTGAACCGGTAAGGTTTGCTCTTCCAAGTTGATATACAATTGCATCTTTTTGATAATCATTAGGATTAATTTTTCCAGCAGCATCTTCATTTTTATTCATATAATTGATCCATCTTTCAAAAGCATTTCGAATATGGAAATTATTATCATTAATTACAGTAATCGTCCAAGGATCAAATGTGCGATCACCAGCAATTTTAAGATTTCTTCCTCTAAATGGAATATCAATAATACCCAAAGTAGATGCAGGAAGATTTGCTGCTTTAATTAAAAATCTAGTTTTGTCTGAAAGATCGATGTCAGATCCGGTGTACGTTGCACTATAAACATCAGTAGGAAAAGTAATTTCGCATTCAAATAAATTAGATCTTACTCCTCCACCAGACATTCTACTTTTGAACTCATTTAAAGTTCTAGTATTTGGGTTTTGGGATCCACCAGTAAAAGAATTGGATTTAGTAGCCATTTTTTGTTACCTCTTTGTGTTAAACTGTGCCTACGACTTCTTCAAAACTCACACCTGTGCGAGTAGCAACAAATGTAAGACCGATGAAGTTAATAGATCTTGCTGGTTTTACGAAAATATCAGCTCTAAATTGATTTGCATCAATTATGTCTGGAGTATTATTTGTTTCATCACAGATAACTAAGAATTCACTCATTCCTCTTTTTGCTTTTACATCACGAAGATAAGGTTCAACAATATTAATAAAATTGGATCTAGTAATTACATCATTAAACTCAAATAGTTGTGCTCTTGCTGCTCTTTCAATTGTTTCTTCAAGCGTAAGGAATAAACGACGAACATTAATTCTATCAAATGCAGAAGCATAAGATAAGGCAGTCTTATCACCAAAAAGAATAATTCCAGAACCAGGAGAATAGATAATTGGATTAATTCTCTTTGGATATAAAAGATCTCTTTGACTTTGTGATGGATTATACGCAAGTTTCACGGCATTACTAATTGCTCCCCTTGAAGATCCGGCAGGAGAGAACCACGGGAATTGATTGATTGATGTTCTAGCCATCAATCCAGCAACATCTGCATTGCAAGGTATGTATCTAAATGTATTATTGAAGCGATCAAATGTATACTTATAACCAGTATCAAACACTGCATAAGAACTTGATGTTATTGGATCAAAGAAATTAATAATATTTGTAGTTTGTGTATTGGTGTTTGTAATATTCAATACTCCAGATTTGTATGGAGAAATGACAGCTATACAATCTTTTCTTTCTTCTGCAATTGAAATTAATGTATTCGCTTTTGACTGTGCTTCAAAAATCGAAGTGCCACTAGATGGACCATTAATTAAGAAATTGATTGAATACTCAGCAGGATTTCTGAAAATTTCATAAGATGAAATGATATCTCCGAATGCTGGTGCCATTCCTCCAGTTGAACTATAATCAACACCACCAGTTAAGTTGTAAGTTACATTTCCAATTCCTGCAAATGCAATGCTTTGAGCATTAGAACCCCAATTTCCTGTACTTGTATTAGTATAACCAGTATATGTTGTAAAATCAGTAGCAGAACCAGTAGGAGCAAATCCGGCATAAATGTAATTTGATGTATCTGCAATTAAATCCTTATAATATACAGCTTCTGATGGAGATATTTTACCATCTAATGCCTTAGAAAGATGTGTATATTTTTCAAGAATATTTCCTGAAATTCCTGTCACACTACCAGTGTCATCTACAACTAATACGTGAATTTCATCATTTTTTGAATTTCTTTCTGACGCATATTGAGAAGTAGATGGTCTTTCGGCAATTGATTTCCAATAAATTGTTGTATTAGTTAATCCTAATGTTTGCAAATTATACCAATCAGAAACAGTAATTGCAGCAGAACCACTTGATGCAAAGTTAAATGCTGTTCCTGATGGAACTAATGAAACAAATTGAACATTTGTTCCTACTCCTGCTGAAGCAGAATTTATTAAAATTGTATTTTGTACGCCACCATTAATACTTGTAGTTCCAAGACCAGTAATTGTGGAAGTGCTTACTATTCCTGCAGTAATTGTTCTAATTTGATATCCAATAGATATCCCAGAAGTTGGAAGATTTTGAGTAAGAGATACTGGATTGATGACGGTAGAACCAGATCCTACTGAACCAAAAAATCTATTTGCTTCAACCGATGTAGTAACTCCTGAAGTATTTTTGAAAAAATAAGAACCGGATTGGGAAGGAAAAGAATTAATACTATTTTGTGAATATGATACGTTAGTTGATAGACCAGATGAATTATCGTATCTATCAGTAACCTTTACATCAACGTGTTGGTCGCCAATTTTTGTAATAATTCCTCTCAAATATCCAGTAACATTTGATGCAGTTCCAACTCCAGCAAGAGAAGTATTAATACCAACGGTTACACCAAAACCAACCGATAATCCAAAAGTGCCAATTGCAATTCTTTGATCTGCGGCAGAGTCAATTACACATACTTTTAGATTATTTGCCCAAGAACCTGGATTTTTTGCTCCATAATACCAAGTTGATGCGGTGGAATAATTATTTGTATAATCTTC